AACCTGCATCAACTGCGGCGAACTCTGCGACGACTGCATCTACGAGAAGGCCATCGACAAGCAGATTCGGGAGTGCGCCCATGGCTGAGCGTCGTGGTCCCGGCAGGTGGTGCACAGTCCGCAAACCACGCGGCGTCCTCTGGGAAAGCTCCACGGGCACAGGGTTCGACCCCGTACCAGGCGAAACCGACACCACCATCCTCGACCTCATCACAGCCGGCGCCCAGTTCGACACCCTCGCAGCCACGCACGGCGAACGCATCACCGAAGGCGACCTCGACCACTGGACACCCACACGAAAGACACGCAGGTAATGGGTAAGCACCGCAACGACGCCGCGGCCGACACCATGACGATGCCCGAGTTCATCGCCCACCTCGAAAGCATCAACTACGAACCCCGCGTCCTCGCCACCATCCAAGCGACCTACAACGCGGCAAGCGACACCCAAAAAGCACTCCTCGAAATCCAGATGCGCCCAGTCCTCGACAACATCGCCGCAGAACTCCGCAATCAAGGCCACAACCTAGACACCACCACCTCAAGGCCCACGCCTTAACAGCCCCGCACGGGGCACACCAGCACCCGCACGGGAGCCGGACACCCCAACACCCCTGCGAGGCAACCATGCCGCGACACGAATGGACCCCCGAACAGGACTCCACACTCCGCGAACACCACGCCCGAGGCGCAAGCCTAGCCACCATCAGCCAACACCTCGACAACCTCAACGTCGGCTACATCAGCCGCCGCATGAAACGGCTAGGCCTCACACCCAACGGCAGAACAGCCGAAGCGGCAACGCAAGCCACACGCGACCGCCTCGCAGCACAACGCGAACAACTCGCCGCACTCGTCCTAGCCGACGCACTCAACCTCCGCGAACGCATCTGGGACGAATACGTGGTCATCGCGAACAGCCCAGACGGACCACGAGAAATCACCCTCGACCTACCCGACGCCAAAGCCGTAGCCGAGTTCACAGCCGCCGTCGACCGACTCATCACCACCCACGCCAACCTCGAACGCATCGGCGCCGCCCGATCCTCCGACGTCGCAAGGGCAGCACTGACCAAGATGCAAGAGGCCCTAGAAGAACTCGCCCGCGAGACCAATGACTGACCTACCCGGCTTCACCGAAAAGCAATGGCGCAGCATCGGTGGGGCGACCGCCCAAGCGAACCTACAGCAAATAAACCTGTGGCACGGAGCCATCCGATCCGGCAAGACAATCGGCTCTCTGGTGAAGTTCCTCATGGCTATCGCCAAGGCGCCAACCACAGGCGAGATCGTCCTCATTGGCCGCACCCGCGACACCGTGTTCCGCAACATCATCGGCCCGATGATGGACGTAACCATCTTCGGAATGTTCGTCGGCCACATCGAATACAACCGCGGCGCGCCAACAGCGAAAATCCTAGGGCGAACCGTCCACGTAATTGGTTCATCGGATGCGCGAGCAGAGAACGTGATCCGAGGCCTGACCGTCTCAGTGGCCTATGTCGACGAGGTCAGCCTCGTCGCCGAAGAGTTCTTTAACCAACTGATGGGCCGCTGCTCAGCACCAGGAGCGCAAGTGTTCTGCACGACCAATCCTGGGGGACCATCCCACTGGCTTAAGAAGCAGTGGATCGACCGCGCAGAAGAACGCGGCCACAAAGTCTTCCACTTCAGCCTCGAAGACAACCGAGAGTTCCTCCCCGAAGGCTTAATCGAGTCGTACTACGCCCAGTACACCGGGCTATGGCGCAAACGCATGATCGACGGACTCTGGTCAGTCGCCGCAGGCGCCATCTATGACATGTTCGACCCCGACCGCCACGTCGTAGCTGAACTGCCGCCCATGCAACGCTTCCTCGCCTGTGGCATCGACTTCGGAGTCCAACACCCAACCCGCGGGCAACTCCTCGGGCTAGGCGTCGACAGCAACCTGTACGTCATCGCCGAATGGACCCCACCCAAAGGGACCGAAGCGGAACGCGCAACATCCTTGACCCACTTCTACCAACTGCACGGCGTGCCAGAGTTCACCTTCATCGACCCCGGCGGCGGTGGCGCAGGACTGATCCTGCAAGTGCACCAATCGGGGATTCCGAACGTGTTCAACGCAATGAAAGATGTGTTGGACGGCATTGGGATTGTCGCCGCACTGCTTTCCGCTGGGCGCCTGTTCATCTCGGACACATGCACCGAATTGATCGACGAGCTACCCGGCTACTCGTGGGACGAGAAGAAGGCGGACAAGGGCGAGGACGCACCCGTGAAAGCGGACGACGACAACGTCGACGCGCTCCGCTACGCGATCTTCTCAAGCCGAATTATGTGGCAGTCGTACATCGATCTCCACGAAGCAACCAGACAACCAGACAACCAGCTTGAGGGGGTGGCATTGTGACCGGACTACCCACCCCCAACACCGCGTGGCCGCCCGCACCGCACGACGTGGTGTTGGCTGCATGTCAGGAACGGCAAGTGTGGTGGGAAGGCGACCCGGACAAGTTGGCGGCGTTCTACGCCCGTGGCCACGGTGATGCGGCGTCGCCGTCTGGGATTCGGCAGCGCGTGAAGGGTGCGATCGACGGCTTCTGGGGACGTCCCAGGCCGGCGGCGAACGCCCCAAAGCGACTGCACGTCCCCGTGGCAGCGGACATCGGTCGTATCGCAGCATCCACCCTGTTCTCTGAGCCCGTCTCCTTTTCTGACCCGTCTGGCGATGTCAAGGTGCAAGACACCATTGATGCGATCCTCAACACTGACGCCACCTATTCAGGCATGTTGGTCGGTGCCGAGTCGGCGTCCATGCTGTCTGGTGTATTCGGGCGGATCGTGTGGGACAAGAACGTCCGCGACCACACCTGGATCGACTGGGTAGACGCCGACCACGCCATCCCCACATTCAAATGGGGACAACTGTCCGAGGTCACGTTCTGGACCGAACTGGAATCTGACGACAACGCAACCTACCGGCACATCGAGCACTACTCCACCGAAGGCAAACGCGGCCGAATCGACCACGCCCTATACAAAGGCAAGGCCGACAACATCGGTCAGGTAGTCACACTCGACGAGCACCCAGACACCGCGCACCTCGCCGCGAAACTTGACCAGAACTCGGGCTACACGGTGCCGTCCGACTCTGGGCTACTCGCGGAGTACATGCCGAACTGGCGTCCGAATCCTCAGTGGCGGAACGAACCGAAACTCAAACACCTGGGCCGCGCTGACCTAACCCGCGATGTCCTACACCTTCTCGACGCCTGTGACGAAGCGTGGTCCTCGCTGATCCGGGATCTGGATCTCGGGCGTGGACGCATGTTCATCTCAGACACACTGCTCACGTCCACAGGCATTGGCCGCGGAACATCATTCGACCTGGACCAGGCGATATTTTCAAAGGTAGGCACCGCGTCCGAGAAAGGTTCAATGACAACGGTGATGGAGGCGCAGCAGTTCGACATCCGTGTCGATGAGCATCTCCGCATCTTTGATGGGTTGTTGCGTCGTGCGATCTCGCGTGCCGGCTATAGCCCGATCACGTTCGGTTTGCAGGATGAGGTGGCGGCGACGGCGACTGAGGTGAACGCCAAGGAGCGTGACACCAACAGCACGCGGTCGGCGAAGACGAAGCTGTGGGCGCTGTCCCGTTTGGCGACCGCCCAGTTGCACGCTGAATCGTGGATCTTCGGCGGCCCGTTGCCGTCCGAGCCTGTCCAGGTGGATTGGCCGGAGTCGCATCAGGCGTCCCCGAAGGTGCTCGCGGAGACGGTGCAACTGTTGATGCAGGCTGAGGCGGCGTCGACGGAGACGAAGGTCCGTATCGTTCACCCCGACTGGGATGACGAGCAGGTCATGGATGAGGTCGACAAGATCGTCAACGACCGCGCACCTGTCGCTGTGGACTTCCCCGGCGAGACACCAGTGGTGGGCGACCCTGCACCGACCGAAGAGGCCCCCGCCCCTGAGGCTGAGGCCGACGCTCCGCCGTTCCCGCCGCAGTAAGCTAGACCGATGCCACTCCAACCAGGCGTACAAACCGAGACGCTTCTCGCGAAGCTCCTCGAAATGTATGGCTGGGCCGAACAGGAACTCCTCACCAAACTCGCCAAAGCCCTCACGAAGGGCATCGACGGCGAGCACTGGTCGGAGGCGCAGTTGATCGAAGTGCAACGATACCGGGCGCAAGCCGAGGCTGTGCTTGAGAAGCTGATGACCGACACCCCGGCCGCTGCAACTGAGGCGGTCGGTAAGGCTGTGAATCGTGGCGCTGCGGTCGCTACCGCGGACATCGCTGCAGCCGCGCAAGCACCACTCGTTGCGGGCGCTGGTATGGCGACTGTGGATAGCTTCGCCGCGGCAGCCGTCGCAGCCGAACTGACAGGCACCTTGTCGAACACTCGGCGACAGATCTTCCGCAGCGTCGACGACACCTATCGCCGCGTGATCGCTGACGTCACGTCCAACGCACTCTTGGGTGCGCAGACACAACGCCAAGCCGCTGAGACCGCGCTGCAACGCTTCTCCCGCGCAGGGATCACCGGATACACCGATGGCACCGGTCGACGCTGGGAGATGACCACCTACGTCGAATCGGCCACCCGTACATCGCTGATGAACGCGGCGACCGAAGGGCACACGCAACGCTTGGAGTCGTACGGCTTCGACGTGGTGGTGGTGTCCGATGTGCCGCAGGAGTGCGAACGTTGCAGGCCGTTTGAGGGGAAGCTGCTGACCTTGTCGGGGAAGACGGTCACGGTCACCGACTCGAAGGGCAAGGCGGTGCCGGTGATCGCCACGCTATCGCAGGCGAAGGGCCGCGGGCTGTTCCACCCGAACTGCCGGCATAGCTACAGCCTGTGGACGCCGCGGACGCGGTCTTTCGGTGAGACCGCGGACACCGAGGGTGACAAGGCTCGGCAGAAGCTCCGCTATCTGGAGCGGTGCGTGCGTGCTGCGAAGCGTGAGGAGTTGACGGCGCTGACGCCCGAGGGGACGCGCAAGGCGAAGCAGAAGGTCGCCGCGTACCAGTCGAAGATCCGCGATCACGTCGCGAGCACGTCGGCTAAGCGTCAACGCAACCGCGAAAGCCTCACCGCCGCAAGATAACAGCAGCTTGATCCCTACTCCCCAGTAGCGCGCCTACCCAGTGAACCTGGGCGCGGTCGGCTTCCGGGCGGCGGAGTAGGGGACCGGTCATAGATTTCCCGCCCCGTTCGGGGTGAGGATCGGCCGCAACGGCCACCCAGTAACACCCATCTCGACCCCACGCCGCATGGCATGGGGTCTATTCCGCATGGAAGAGAAACCCTCATGAACCTCAAGACCCTGCCTCGACATCCAGTCACCGGCCTCACCGCACTCGGCATGACCAAGCGTGGACCCATCTGGCCCGTCATCGGCGGCAACGGGGAAGGCGGAGACCCGCCCACCGGCGAAGACCCACCAGCAGGAGACCCCCCTGACGACCCGCCGACTGATCCTCCTGCACAGGACGATCCCAAGCCGGACGACGACAAGACCGACTGGAAAGCCCAGGCCCGCAAGCACGAGCAGCGAGCCAAAGAGAACGCGGCCGCCGCAAAAGAACTCGCGGCACTCAAGAAGTCGCAGATGTCCGATCAGCAGAAGAGTGAAGCCGCCGCACAGGAGGCAGTCACCCGCGCTGAAGCCGCCGAACGCCGTGCAGCACTCGCCGAAGCTGCAATCACCCACGGCCTCAGCAAAGACGACCTCGAACTACTCGACGGAGTACCCGCCGACAAGATCGAGGACCGCGCCAAAAAGCTCGCGGAGCGTCTCAAGAAAGCGGCGCCACCCGACTCATCCGGCCGGGAAGCGGGCGGCGACCGCGGCAAGAAAAAGGCAACCACCCTCGACGGTGCAGTCGCCTCGTTCTATTCCACGCAGTAACCGATACCCCCGAAATCGCCTGATGTAGGGGACAACACAGGAGAATCACCATGCCCGTATCCCTTGCCCAGGCGTCTTTGAACGCCGTCACGGACCTCGATCTGAACGTGATCGACGAGTTCCGCACCAACCAGATCCTCGACCTCCTCACCTTCGATGACGCGGTCAACCCCATCGGTGGCGGTGGTGTCCTCACCTACGGCTACACCCGCCTCGCGACCCTGTCGACTGCTGCGTTCCGTGCGGTCAACGCCGAGTACAGCCCGCAGGAAGTGACCACGCAGCGCTACAACGTGGACCTCAAGCAGCTCGGTGGATCGTTCCAGGTCGACCGCATCCTCGCGAACATCGGGCCGGCCGCGACCGCATCGGTGGCACTGAACCTGTCGCAGAAGATCAAGTCCACCCAGGCACTGTTCGGTGACACCGTCATCAACGGCGACTCGGCGGTCACCGCCAACAGCTTCGACGGCCTGTCCAAGGCCCTCGCAGGGTCCACCACAGAGGACTTCACCGCCTACGACTGGTCCGGCACCATGGACGAGGCCAAGAGCTACGTGGTCCTCGAAACGCTGGATGAGCTGATCTCGAAGCTCAACGGTGAGCCGGGTGCGATCATCGCGAACCGCAAGGCCATCGCCCGCATCCAGTCGGCTGCCCGCCGTACCTCGCAGTACGTGCAGGCCCCCGGCCCCCGCAACACCACGATCAGTTCGTACGGCAACGTCCGCCTGATCGACGCCGGATACAAGGCCGGTTCGGCTTCGGACGTCGTACCCGTCCGCGTCGGCGCTGTCACCGGCCCGCCCGCGCAGGCCGCAGGATCGACCGACATCTACGCCGTCCGCTTCGGTCTCGACGCCTTCCACGGTGTCTCCACCACAGGCGGATCGCTGGTCAAGACGTGGCTCCCGGACTTCTCGGTCGCCGGCGCAGTGAAGACCGGTGAGGTCGAACTCGGCCCGATCGGTGTCGCACTCAAGGCCACCAAGGCTGCGGCTGTGCTCCGCAACGTCAAGGTCCAGTGATGACCAAAGTGCAGTCCCCGATAGAGGGATTCACAGGTGACACCGTGTTCGGCTCCACCACCCTGAAGTTCAAGGATGGTGTGGCCGATGCCAAAGACGCCCCCGAAGGCGTGTTGGCGTACCTGCGTGGCAAAGGCTTCACGGTCGACGGCAAAACCGTTGACCAGCCCGAGGCGCCGGAACCTGTCGACTCACGCGACATCACCGAAACGCAGATCGGGACCAAGGCGCGTGACGCCGCGGTCGACCCGCAGCCCGAGGACTTCTTACCGCCGGTAAACGCCGGTAAGGCTGACCCTCACGGCCCGAAGGTTGTTGCCCCGCAGATCCATGCCGCGAAAGAGCAACCGGTCCGGCCGGGTGTGGTGTCCGACGACGCTGACACTCAGTCGGCTGCGGAGTCAGAGCACGCGGCGGAAGCCCTCGCGGAGACGGCCAAACGGCCGGCACGCAAGGCCGCCACCAAGACGGCTGCGAAGTAGCCACCAGTGTCGCCGGGGATGGTGTGGCCTCCCACTGTCCCCGGCGACTCACCAACTGAAGAGGTCGCGTCGTGATTGTGTACGCCACAGAGGATCAGCTCACCACCTGGTATGGGTCTGAACCTGACGTTGATTCGGTAGGCAAGTATCTGCGTTCTGCGTCGGTGCTGGTGCATCGGGCTTGCCGCAATGATCTGTACGACGTCGAAGCGAACGGCACACCATCTGACCCGGACCTTTCGGACGCCATGTCGGAGGCCGTGTGTGCGCAGGCGGAGGCGTGGATCGACAACGGCATCGACCCGGTGAAGGGCGCTGCCGGTGTTGAGGCTGAAGTAACGAAGTCGAGCATCGATGGTGCGTCGATTGAGTTGGATGCGACGGCGATTGCGGCGTCAGCGTCAGCGAAAGCCGCCGCGGTCAACGAACTCTGCGACTTGTCGGTGTCCATTCTCCGTGCTGCGGGGTTGGCGTCGGCGGTTGTCCGTGGCTACTGACCTGCTGGCCCGGTGGTGGTCGGAACCGTTCTGGGTCCGTCGCCTCACCGGCAACAGCCCGAACACGGGCGAATCGTATGGGCCGCGCACGCAGATGCTCGGCAGGGTGCGGAATCAGACGAAGGTCATCCGCGACACCGAAGGCAACGAAGTCGTGTCTGCGTCGTCGATTTCGATGAGTGTTGATACGGCAGCGATTCCGGTGGATTCGTTGGTCGACTTCGGTGACGAGGACAGTCCGCGTCGGGTGATCGCTGAGGCGCCGCATCGGGCGGTTGGTACTCCGAACTTCTACTCCATCGACCTCGACTAGGAGGGTGTCATGGCCGACCTGACGTGGAACGGCGACATCGGAGACGCAGACATTGAGCGGGCCATGACGATGGGCGCAGAAGTGCTACTTGATGAGTCGAACCGCAAGGCCCCCATCGAAACAGGGGCTCTCATCCGATCCGGTGTCGCCAAGGCTGAAGGCAACAAGGCGGCGGTCGGCTACAACACCCCGTACGCCATCAAGCAACACGAGGAACTCGGCTACCAGCACGACCAGGGACGCGAAGCGAAGTACCTCGAAAACGCATTGATCAACAACAAGACCCAGATCTTCGACGCCATCGCGGACGAGATCAAGCGGAGCCTCGGCCAATGACCACATTCGTCGGCGCCCCCGAACTAGTTGAGAAGTCGATCGCCCAATACCTCCACAACCTCGGCCTCGCCGTCTACGCAGACGCCTACCCAACCTCACCCACCAAACCCACCGTCTGGTTCGGAATACTCCCGAGCAAACCGGATCTCGCCGTCGCCATCAACCACTACAACCGCGACCCCGACCCCGACACCACCGAAGGCAACCCCCTCGTCATGGTCCAACTGTTGTGGCGGGCGCCGGGATCGCAGAAGCATCCCGTTGAACGTCTCGCCCACGCAGCGTTCGAAGTGCTGCACAACCCACGAACCCCGGTCAACCTACCGGGCGGCTTGCGAGCCCTCTCGGTCGTACGCCAATCCTCTGCTCCACCTGCACAAGACAGCAACGTGCGCTGGACCAAAGCGGAGAACTACTACATCCGCCTCACCCCAGGAGAATAACCATGGCACCTCTCAAGCCCACCCCGTCATCTGAACTGAAGAACTTCACCGGTGGCCTGTTCACCGTGCAGATCGACATGACCCCCGACGCCGGCACCCCCACATGGGCCGAACTGCCCGGACTGACTTCATACGGTCCCAAGTACGCGCAGACCACCGAGGACAACACCACCCTTGCTGACGGCGGCTGGGCATCGAAGTTCCCGACCGGACAGGCATTCACCGCCGCCGCCAAGGGATTCGTCGTCGCGCAGGGCGCAGGGGACGGCACGATTTCCCCCGGATTGCAGTTCCTCCTGGACACCGCGAAGACGTTCGGCAACGCCGGCATCGTGCACCTGCGCCACTGGCGGTACGACACCCTCGACTACAAGGCTGACTACCGGGCGACGTGTTCGGTGTCGCTGGATGAGGCGAAGCCCCCGAAGTTGCAGGAGTGGTCGGGCACGTTCGAGGGAATGGGTAAGCCCAACGAGGACTTCGAGGTGCCGACCGAGGAAACCAGCTACGGCGTGGGTGTGGGTGCTGCATCGGCTGGCAACTTCCAGTTGTCCTACGGCGGGCAGTCGACCGCGAACATCGTTTACAACGCGAACGCTGCCGCTGTGAAGACGGCTCTCGTCGCCCTCGATGACGGCTTCGACGCCTCCGACTGGGATGTCACCGGGTCGGCCCCGAACTGGGTTGTGTCCACACCGGGTGGCGTCCTCAAGGCTGGCACGGCAACGCTCACCGGCGGGGCGCTCACAGTCGCACCCGCGTAACACCCCCGTTCTATCCCGCACGTCGCAGGAGGCCGCGGCGCGCAGGTAACCACAACCGCTGTAGGAGGCCACAGTGGAATTGCAAGGCGATCTCGACGACTACTTCGACCCCGCACTCACCCTGAAAATCGCGGGCATCAAATACCGCATCAAAGACCCGAACGCCCACGACGGCTTGTACATTCGCCGGTTCTTCACCGACCCCGAGTACATGAAGAAGCTGTCCGACGACGACTACCTCAAGCAGGTCGCCACGATCCTCGGCGCCGAATGGGTACCGAAGATCGAGACCGAAACCTTCACGGTCATGGAGAACGGTAAGCGCGTCGAGAAGACCCGCGAAGTCGACCGCGGCGAATACCGAGGCGGAGTCTGGTCGGAGATGTTCGACAACGGCGTCACCTGGACACAGGTCATGCGCGCCGGCCAAGCAGCACTACTCAACACCGGACTTGGTGCACCCTCCGCCATCGCCTACTGGTCAGGCGGCAAAGGCCCAAAAGTGCCGACACCGACCGCGCCTACGGCCCCGGAGGAGAAGAACTCCCCGACAGAGTCAAAGGCAAGTACGGGTGGTACGACCCGCGGCCGGGGGCGTACCACGAAGAAGACCCCGGCGGCGGCGAACCAGACCCCGTAGCCGGATGGCAAGGCCGCGCCTGGTTCTTCCCGCGCCGCGAGAAGGACACCGACCGCAAAGTCGCTTGGCTTGACATCTTGACCCATTGGCGCGCAATCGTTCTCGACCTCCGCGACCACGGCGTTGACTGCTTCTCCGACCTGATGAAGCAACGCCCCTGGATCTGGCTTGAATGGCAGATCGTCGACCTCATATCTCAGCCTGACAGCCGCCTGCATAAGGCGTTGACTGCGGCACCCCCAACCGAAGGAGCTTAGCTGTGGACGTTGGACTGTTGCGGGCTGAGCTAGAGCTGGATGCCACCCAGTTTCGGCGCGACGTCGACCAGGCGGGCAACCAGTTCCGGGCGCTCGCGCAGGAGGCGGACCGGGCGGCACAGAACGCGGCATCAGCTTTCAATCGTGCGGGGCAGCAGGCAGCGCAGGCGTCGGGAAATGTCGAGTCGGCGTGGCAGCAGGCCGGGTCGCAAGCCGAAGCTGCCGCTTCAGGCATTCAGGGCGCATGGTCACAGGCCGGTTCCCAGGCTGAGGCCGCCGCATCCGGGATCGGTGGAGAGTGGCAGCAGGCGGGCAGCCAAGCCGAGTCAGCCGCGAGTGGTATTGGTGGCGCATTCCAGCAGGCCGGGAGCCAAGCGGAATCGGCGGCGTCGGGTATCGGCGGGGCATTCGAAAACGCGGGCGCCCAGGGCGAGCAGGCGGCCTCCGGTATCGGTGGCGCGTTCTCCAGCGCGATGGAGTCGGCGGCAGGGTCGGCGGACGGCGCCGGCGCGTCCGGTGGTGGCGCGTTCATCGCATCCTTCGGCACCCGCGTAGCCTCCCTCGGCTCCAAAGCCGGACCCATCGGCCTCGCACTAGGCGCAACCGTAGGCATCGGCGCACTCGCCGGCGCCAAACTAGCCGACTCCGTTTACGACGGATTCCAGATCCAGGCCGAACGAGACTTCACCCAAGCGCAATTCGGGCTCAACGACTACCAGATGACGGTGTGGGGTGAGGCTGCCGGCAACGCCTTCGGCAACGCTTGGGGCGAATCCGTGTCGGCGAACCTCGACACCGCAGGTGTTGCACTACAGGCCGGACTCATCGACGGCAACGCCACAGCCGCAGAAATGCAACCCCTCATCGAACAACTCAACTTCGTGTCCGGGATTATGGGCGAGGAGATCCCCGCGGTCGCACGCGCAGCCGGCCAGATGATCAAGACCGGAATGGTCGAAACACCCCTTGAAGCGATGGACCTGCTGACCGCAGCTCAACAGCGCGGCCTCAACATGTCCGAAGACATCATCGACACGATGGTTGAGTACGGCACCCAGTTCCGCAAGGTCGGGATCGACGGCCAAACCGCCATGGGTCTGATCGCACAGGCTGTCCAGGGCGGCGCCCGCGACACCGACATCGCCGCCGACGCCATCAAGGAGTTCTCCCTCCGCGCCATCGATGGATCAGAATCCACGACCGAAGCGTTCACCACTCTCGGTGAGGTCATCGGTATGACAGCCGAAGAGATGCAAACCGAACTGGGCAAGGGGGGCGACGCAGCGTTCGGGATGACCGACAAGATCCTCGATGCGCTCGGTGAGATCGAAGACCCCATCAAGCGCAACGAACTGGCTATCGCCCTGTTTGGTACGCAGGTCGAAGACTTAGGTGGGGCGTTCGACACCATGGATTTGTCGACCGCGGCAGCGGGTTTCGACGCCACTGGTAAAGCCCTCGAAGGGATGGACATCGCCGGTGGCGGCGCAGCAGCATCCCTCGAAGCGGCCCGGAATAAGATCTCAGTGGCCGCGGACGAGGTAAAGGTGAAGCTCGCGGAAGCGTTCGCTCCTATGGCATCCGACGCCGCGACATGGGTCACCGAAAACCAAGACCAGATCCTCAACTTCTTCATCGAGTTGGCAGCCGCCGCAATCACCGTATCGGCCGCACTCCTCGACGTCGCCTCTACCAGCATGTCCGCCGCCGCCGGAATTGAACGCGCATTCGCGGGTGCCCTCCGCACCGTCGTGGACGTCATTGAAACCATTGGCGAGGGCATGTCCCACGTCCCTGGACCCATTGGGGACGCAGGACGGGCGTTGCAGGACTTCGCGAAGAACGCCGACGATAGCCTCGACAAGATCGATGCTCACGCTGAGGGTGTGCAGAAGGGCGCGGACATCGCCGCACGCCTCGCTGACGAACTCCGTGAAGGCAAAATCACCCTGGAGCAGTACCAGGCGGGGATGATGGATGCGACTGGCGCGGTTGGGAACATGGGCCAAGCGACAGGTCTCGTGACCGACACTGTTGTTGCGTTGAATGCAGAGTTGGCGGCACTTCCACGTGACCATCCCATCGCGATCTCAGCGCCGGGAGGTCAAGGCGTCTTTGACCTCCTCACTCAACTTGGCGTGAAGGTGACGACGGACAACAACAAGAACATTGTTGTCGAATCACCCTTGGCGCCGGATGTGTTGGCGGTGTTGCAGCAACTCGGGGTCTCGGTTCGAAATGACAACGGCAAGAACGTCATCGTCACGACGAACGCACCGGCGGCGAAGGTGGACGTCGACAACCTGAACACCAGCCTCCGCGAGATCGATGGCAAGGTCGTCACTGCCACAGCGTATTTCGACATCATTAACCGGCAAGACAATGCGAAGCTGAACAATCAGCGCGGGTTGATGACGGGGTCGGGGCGTGCGGGCGGCGGTCCCATCAGCGGTCCGGGTGGGCCGAAGGATGACATGATCCTGACCCCCACCTCCGATGGTGAGTGGGTCATGCAGGCGTCGGCCGTGGATATGTATGGCGAAGAGTTCATGGCGATGGTCAACGCTGGAATGTTGGGCGTCCCTCGTGCTGACGGTGGTCCGGTCAGTGTCCTCGACTCTCTGCAAACGGTGCAGCAGCAGGCCGCACCCACGCTGACGCTGACGTCTGGTGTGCGTGATGAGCCGGGTAGCTACCACAACACCGGGCAGGCGGGAGACTTTGGTCCTCCCGGCGGTGGCCGCGACACCGACGACATGCTGGCGTTCGCCAACTACATGGCCGACAACTACCGCGGACAGCTCGCCGAACTGATTTACCACGACTCGCGGTTCTCGGGACGTCAGGTTGGCGATGGTGCGTTCGTTGACGACTCGTACTACGCGGGGGCTGGTGATCATCATGATCACGTCCATGTCGCGGCGGAGCAGCCACTCAGTGCACCCGCGGGCATGGACCCTATGCCGCCTGCTGAGATTGAGGTTCCTGTCTTGTCGACGGATTCCTCGAAGGAAGAGGTGGCGCGGGCGATCATCGCGCAGGGCCGCAAGCGTGGCTACACCGACGAGGAAATCAAGGCGATCCTCGCGACCGGCATGCAGGAGTCCGGGCTGTCACCTACGGCGAATGGTGGTGGTGGTGCGTGGCACGGCGTGTTCCAGCAGGACGAGAGCTACGCGGGCCGCGACGACCCGAACCAGAACATCGACGAGTTCTACAACCGCCTCGACGAGAAGCACAAGGGCGAAGCGGGCGGCGACATCTGGGAGGACATCTTCTGGTTGCAGCAGCGGCCGGGGGATACGTCGGGCGCGAGCGCTGTGGCGAACGGTCGCCAGGGGTATCTGACGGAGATCCAGTCTCAGTCCGATGATGCTGGCGCCCTGTTTGATCAGGTCGCACCGAGTGTCGGGACTGTGCCCGCCGCGCCGGGCGATCCGGGCGTGGGCGCCCCCACAGGCGTGCAACAGGTGTACGTGGTGGGTGGTCGTCTTGACGGTGCACCAGTCGCGACTACTCCGGCTGCAACGTCAACTCCGAGCGCGCCCGCACCCGCAGCGGCAGCACCACCCGAGGTGTTCGGCCGCGGACCACTCCCAATCGTCGCCTACGCCAACGGCGGAACCATCCCCGGCGTCGGCAACGAAGACTCCGAACTCATCCTCGGAATGCCAGGCGAAGAGATCATCCGCAAGGGACCAGCCGAAGAGTGGCGGCCCCTGCTGAAGGCGATCAACTCGGGGAAGATCCGCAAGTTCGCGGCCGGCGGAACGGTCGGGTTCGGCGGCTACTCCGAAGAGACGTCTGACTTCATGAAGCCCGAGAACTTCTACGACTGGGCCGCACTCGCGGTTGGTGGTGCGTTCACGGCGGCATCGGTGGCTATGCCGTACGTCAACATGGCGCTCGGCAAGTCCGTCAACCTCGGCTCCATCCTGCCCACTATGGACACCTCCGCCAACTCGGTAGACGGCGTCTCCCAGATGGTCGGGAAAGTCGCAGACGAAGTAGTCAAGCAACTGATCGAGATCCAGCGGGCCGTCCGCGAAGAAGGAGCCAAAGTGCATCCGACTGATCCGAATAGCGGCGCCGGTCTCATCCTCGGGGCGGCGGGTCTCTGATGCCACTCTCTGTATCGTGCCAACTCACCGACATCTTCGGAAACGAGTGGGCGTTCGACGTCGACTCGCGGATCAAGCTCACCTACATTCGCGGGATCGAAGGCGCGGAGTGGGACTTCGACGACCTGAACGGCGCCGACCAGGACGGTGTCACCACTGCTGACGTCACGAACAAACCCAACCTCATCGAGGCGGGGATGTTCCTGTATCACCGCAGTGGTGGCCCGGACGCCCGCGAGTACTTGGCAGAGTGGCGCCGCGCAAACGGCAGGGGCGGAGCGTTCCGTTCGGGCGGTTCGCTGATGCGGTTCACGGTCGTCGACACCGGACGTTTCCAGGATGTGCGGTTGGTGCGGTTCAACAACAAAGCCGAGTTCACGAAGATGCACGATTGCGGGCGTGCCTACGACGAGGTGATCTGGCGGTCAGATGAGTCGTGGTGGCGCACAGAACCCGAGGTGCAGACATTCACTGCGGCAGAGTTTTCGGGTGCGACAGTCGCCAACAACGGTGATGTCGACTCGTGGCTGCACTACAAACTCGAAGGCCCGATCACCAACCCGCGTCTCGGGATCGGCGACGAGGACATTCTCCTTCCATCGCTGACCGCGGGGCAGTGGTTGGACATCGAAACCAACCCTGACTTCTGGGCGATCTGGGATCAAGCGGGTGTTGACCGGTCATGGATCGGGGAACGCTGGCATGACAAGGCGCCGGCTGAGACAGAGGCGGTACCTATCACCATCACGGGCACGGGTACCAGTGGTGCAACGAAGCTCACTGTCACTGTTCCGCAGTTGTATTGGTCTGGCCTGTGAGCGCACCTGGGTACGCGAAGCCGAACACTGAAGACCCGCAGACCTTCAACATTGAGGTCGGTCTACGGGACTTTCAAGGCCCCGGATCGAAGATCAATTGGCGGCCAGTCGGTTCGTACCTCAATGCGGGTTTCTCGTGGACGTTCGGACTGGAGCCGGGGACGTTCGCGTTCGAGCTGCGCTACGACCACCCGCTCACGTCGGTCATCACCACTGACGCTGTTCAGGACACGTGCTTTCACATCCGCCTCGGCAAGAACCCGCTCGGCGTCATGGGATACAACGGCATCCCCTGGACAGGTCGTGTGATCGATGTCGAGGTGTCCGGCAAACCCGGCCGCGAACGGTTCGTCTTCACTGGCCGTTGCAACAAGATTTGGCTGCAATCTCAGTACGCCTGGGTCAACAACCTGTTCCCTCCTGAGATTCAGGTGGGGTTGACGGGCAAGCAGGATGTGGAGATCGGCGCCCCTGACCCGGTCATGAAGTCGTACGTCACGAAGGTGGCAATCCGCAACGACGTCCCCGTGTATTCGGCTCTACCCATCAGGCAGCCATCCGCTTGGGATGACCTGCACATCGACGACTTCGACTCGCTGGATGATGTGTTCGACTTCCTCGGCGACGTAACCGAGCCGATCATGTTCTCCCAAGCCAGATTCACGCAGTTGGATGAACTGTTCGCGCAGGATGTTGAGCGCTTGGAGTGGGGCATCAGCTTGGAGTTGTGGGACGGGCATGGAACGCCACCGTCCGCGTTCAACACTGCAACCCTGTCGAACCTGCAATCGATCATCGACTACACAAGCGGCCACTTCCTTGACCTGTCACGGTTGGCGTCGGTGGGCGGCGGCTTATGGTCGGACACTCCGGACCGCGCCTGCTACGTCTTCGACACGTACGAGAAGCGCGACAACCGCAAGGTGCAGTTCCGCACTGACGCGGATGGGCAGATCAAGGACTACACCGCGAAGGGCACCCACGCTCTCGCTTATAACGCGATCGTCGGCGGCAAGTCACCCGCGATCCTCAACGACGTGATCGAGATCGGCGCCAACCTCGCTATCTCCTTGCTACTCAACCTGCTTGCGCCCGGCCTGGGCCTCGGCGTCGTGGTCGGTGACCTGTTCGATGACATCTTCTTTGCCTACCAGGTCTTCTGGGACAATGCGCTGCGGGATCGCATCGGCAAGGACGACGCGCTACCGGAGAAGTTCGCCGACAACACTGCGGCGTGGTCCCTGGACGGGTACGCGACGGGTCAGGCTTCGCTCAAGGAGTGGGGCGGGTCGCAGGCGATCACCATCAACGCGCTGTCGGGTCTTCCTGGCCGCGGCAATAGCTTCGGCGCGGACGATGGCTCGCCTACTCGCTACCGCTGCGGCGACATCGTGCACCTGTGGGACCGCGGCAACTTTGTGGAGAAGCACATCACGAAGGTGACCGTGACGGACGCGCCGGGGGAGCGACGCCGGGAGATCCCAGTGTTGGGCGATGACAAGCGGCTGAAGGGTCCGTGGTCGCGGCTCGTTTCCACCATCCAGACCACGGGCGCCCGCCTCAACGGTGCGGCGAACGCCGTCTAGCCATGCGTCGTCTCCTGTCTGAGTTGCCTTTTGAGGTGTTCGGGTTTGTGTGTCGGGCGGCGAGGCGTTATGAGGAGCGGCACAGTGTTGTGCCGGCGTCGCCTGAGGAGTTGAGGACCATCAAAACGATTGCGTCGGGCCTGTGGATGGACGGCGTCAAGGACATAGGGAGCGGCACGTGAGGGTCTACCCGCTGAAGGCTGGGACGTATTCGATCTCGTCTGGGTTTGGCAATCGGGCGGGCGGCTTCCATTACGGGCTGGACTTTGCTGCGAAGGATGGCACGAAGTTCTATGCGTGCCAGGCGGGAACGGTTCAGTACATCGGCGCGGCGGACGGTTACGGCCAGTGGATCGTCATCGACTCCGACGATGCGCAGGGCGGTGGGTGTGTCGAGTACGGGCACATGTGGGACGCATTCGCGGCGGGGCTGAAGGTCGGCAGCAAGGTCGCTGCTGGACAGCACATCGGCTATGTCGGGTCTAACGGTGGCTCGACTGGTCCTCATCTTCACATCACTGTGTGGCCTCGCGGACATGGCGACGGCGCACGTATCGATCCTGCCGGTTGGCTGAAAGCCGCTGGCACTCAATCACAGGAGACCAATATGGGTGATCCCGTTTGGCTGGCTGATGTGTTGCGCGCTGAGGGCGTTGCGACTGTCGAGTATGGCGACTGGAAGAATCATGGGCACGGCGACTTCGGGAACATCTGGGGCATCGTTGCTCACCACACCGGCGCATCCGGCAACTCCGGTGCCGGGTCCATCGCGAACGGGCGCCCCGATCTGCCGGGTCCGGTGTCGCAGATCTACCTTGCTCGAAACGGTGTCGCGTCTGTCGTTGCCGCGGGTATCGCATGGCATGCAGGCTCAGGTCGGTGGCCCGGTATCCGGGACAACGGCGCCAACCAGGTGACCATCGGTATTGAGGCTGACAACAACGGCACCGAGGGTTGGTCCGCGGCGCAGTACTGGGCCTACGTGAAGGTCTGCGCGGCGATCTGCCGGCGCCTGGGCGTCCGCGCCGACCGGGTCATCGGCCACAAGGAATGGGCTGGTCCGTCGCAGGGCAAGTGGGATCCAGGCGGCATCGACATGAACGCCTTCCGCCGCGACATCCAGAACCAGATCGATGGTGGCGCGAAGCCTCCACCCCCGCCTGTGGTGAATCAGATCGATGAGATGCAACGAATCATCGAGAAGTCCACGAACTGGCTCGGCGCCCGTGTTGGGAAGCTCGGTGAGGAACGCACTTGCGGTGTCGACGGCAAAGGCCGATACGCGCAGTTCGAGCGCGGCTACATCTACTGGCATCCCAAGTTCGGTGCGCGTGCTGTGCCGCTGCGGATCTTCCAGTACTGGGCCGGACTGAACTGGGAGAACGGCCCTCTGGGCTACCCGGTGAAGAACCACACGTACATCGCGGACGTCGGTGATATTCAGGCGTTCGAGCGTGGGGTTGTCTTCCGCAAACTGGGCGATGACCCCGGCCATCACGTCACTGGCGCCATCGGCGATTCGTACTACCAGCGCGGCGCTGAAGCCCGCGACCTGGGTTGGCCTACCTCGAATGAGTATGACTTCGATGGCGGGAAAATGCAGGACTTCGAACACGACTCCCTCGCCTGGAATCCCTCAGGCGCGGTTCGCATCACACGAAAGAAGGATTGACCATGACCGTACGAACTCAGCCCACCGTGGCGCAGCGCATCAGCCAGTACTCCAAGTTCGTCGTCGCATTCCTCGGTGCTGTCGTCGCGCTCGTCGTGTCACTCGTCTCCGCGTTCGGTGACGTCATCCCCGCGGAGCAGTTGACGTGGATCAACACCGCCATCGCCGGCGCCACCGCAATCGGGGTGTGGATCGCGAAGAACGAAACGCTCATCACCAACGTCGCTGACATTGTCGACGGTGATCCGAACACACCTGCCCGCTGATGCTCGGTACCCGGCTGGTAGCCGGTGCCGCCGGGGCAATGAACGTGTGCGTCGGCGCACTGTATCTGGGTCCGTCCCAGTTGGTGCGCCGACCACTCCCACCGGAACAGATCAGCCTTGTCGTCACGGTCGAGAATGTCGGCCCGTGGTGGACGGTCCTGTTTGTGCTGTCGGGTGTGTGGCTGATGTTCGTGTCCTGGCGCAAGAAGGGTTTCGTCGTCGCTCACGCGGTATCAGTTTTCACGTGGGGCTTCTACGGTGCAGCGATTCTATTGGGAGCGTGGTTCTCTGAGCCACCTACACCCGTTCTGGCGGGGACTATCGCGGTGTGGACAGCGTTCGGGCACGCCGCCCTAGCGTTCTCCTGCGCGGAACGGGGCTATCGATGATTGGGTTCACTGGACCGAATGTGATGGTTGCGGCTGAGCCTGTCCTGACGACTGAGAATGTCGGCATCCTCACTGCGTTGATCCTGGCGTTGTCGGGTTTCGTAGCGACGATCATCGGCGCCCGGTCGAAGGCGAAGTTGGATGACAAGGCGAAGTTGGAGCGCGCTTTGCATGAGGCTGAGGCTGAGTTGGAGAAGGCCGAGGCGCAGCATGACGCGGAGTGCGCCCGCTATGAGGGCCGCATCGATGTGTTGCAGGAGAAGTTGGATAAGCGGGACGCGACGATCAACGTTCTCGATGAGCGGATTGTGGCTCTGTTGTTGTGGATTGCGCGGCTCCGTCAGCGGATCTCTTCGCATGGGATTGATGAGCCGGACAAGCCGGCGGGGACGGAGCACGCATGACCGCGACTCGCTTGGTAACTGTGCGCGGGATCGGTGAGCAGATCGGCAACAACCTTCTCACTGGTGTCACCCGTCAACTGTCTGGTGTGCAGGTGATCGAGTTGCCCCACCCCGCTTCGTATGGCCCTGTGCCTCGTCCTGGTGGTAACAGTTATGTGGCGACGACGGGGTTGGGTCAGTCGTTGTTGTTGCGGGAGTTGGACAACGGGCCTGCCGTGGTACTTGGCTTCAGTGCTGGTGCTGCGATCGCGGGGAACGTGGCTCGTCTGGGTCACCGGAACCTACGCGGCACGGTCCTGGTCGCGGACCCGCATCAGCCGGACTGGGGTACCAACTCGTTCGGGATTGCGGGTGGTAAGGATGCGCCGAACACGCGGTGGGTGTGGCGGTTGGATGATCCGATCCCATACTGCCCCCGCGATAGTCCGCTCAGAACGTTGGCTGATCAGTCGGCGGCGTTCGCACTCGGTGACCCGAAAGCCTGGCTCACCGACATCGCAGACCGCCTCCAGAAACGACGGTGGCAGCAAGTCGCCGTCCGTTGGTGGGAGCCGTTGTCGGTGTGGCAGCAGTACTCCCGCGCTGTCGAGGACGTCCGTAACTACCGCCGGAACCATCCGATGTATGGGGCGCATCTGTCGGAGGCTGCGGCGTACGTGAAGGGAATGCTCTGATGGCACCACGCATACCGGCAGGCAGAAACCCGAAACCCACAGGCGACGTCAACCTTCTGGAACTGTTGTGGGAGCACTTCTTCGGCGACATCCCCATCCTCGGTGACCTCCTCGACATGTTCAACGGCACCTACTCCGGCGGTAGCTCTGACGGCGGACTCATCGCAGGATTCTTCAACGCACTCCGCGGCCGGGTCGACGACGTCGAAGAAACCGCCAACGCAGCAGACGCAGCCGCAGCCGCAGCCAACAACACCGTCACAGCGCTACTCACCGGCGGCACCCGCACCGTCTACACCAGCAACTTCACCTACGTAAAACCAGGCAACCTCGTCAAGCTGGGCATCGTCGTCATGGGCGGTGGCGGGGCAGGCCTGAACGCGCAACTCACCGGCAGCACGGCGCCCCGCTCCCTCGGTGGCGGCTACATCTACTTCGAACTCCCCGGCACGTCCGTCCCGGCATCGGTAAACGGCGTTGTCCCGGCGGGTCGGGCGAAGGGCAGTGGCACAACAACCCCCACGGTCGCATCGTTCGGCACCATTGTGTCCTCACCCACGGACGGCACCGGCTCCAAGGTGAGCCACGAAGGGTACGGAGACCTCAACAACTCCGCGCCCGGCTCCGGCGGCTCTACGAACATTTCGATCGGTCAGGACGGTGGCTCTACGCCGCTCGCTGCGGGCGGTGACTATTCGGCCTCGCCTGGGCAGGTTGGCGCCAACGCGGCCACAACAGGCACCGGCCTGGCTGGCGGTGGCGGCGGTGCTGGCGGCCAATCCGTCTCCACGACCACGACAGTCGGCGGATCGACTGACGGTGGCGACGGCGGATTCCCCGGCGGCGCAGGCGGCCACGGCGGGCGCGCACTCGGTGTCACCCGCGACGGCGGCAAAGGCGGCAACGCACTCATCGCACTCATCGAATGGACCTCGTAATGCCAACAGCAACTCCCTTGCCCACCGGCACCGCGTCGTGGGCTGGTGTCGCCACCCACTACCAACTCGCCCCACCGCTGGGTGGTGTTGAGTACGTCATCGTTTGTGACTTGAGCCCGTTGGCGGACGTCGACATTCCGCAGCTCCCGCAGTGGATGGAGGCGCACGGGGAAGTCCGGGTCGCGCACGGCGCTGAAGTGTTCGCGGTGGACGCAACCGGAGCGTACGAGGGCGAAGGCTTGGCGGCGCTGTTCCAGTTCTCCGACATCTCCAGTCATGCCGACGTGTTCGGCCGCTTCGGCTACACGATCACCGACCCACCCCCTGCGCCCGAACCCGAGGAGCCCTGATGCCTGCTGTCCACGACATACCCCGCCACCCCAAAACCGGCCAATGGCAGACCCCGAAAACGCCTGTCTTACTGTAGAATTGGACGTGGCCGCAGGTGCTGGAAACACCACGCGGCCACTGACCCACCCACTTGACTCAACCAAGGAGGGGCTAGCAATGGATGCTACCCAACGCACTGAAGAATGGCGTGCAGTACCCGGCTACGAAGATTCTTACGAAGTCTCAAACCTGGGCCACGTGCGGTCTGTCACGCGGACCGTGATCAGACGGAACGGCTGGCCTATGCCAGTGGCAGCTAAGGTTCTCAAAGTCGGGATTAACCCCAGGAGTGGTTACCCCACCATCAAGCTGAAGGGCGGAATGAAGCCTAGGTGCTTCACCATCCACCGCCTCGTTGCGCGGGCATTTCATGGCGAACCAGAGCCAGGACAAGAGGTGCGCCACCTCGACGGGAACCAACTCAACTCAAGCGCCGACAACCTGTGCTGGGGCACGAAATCAGAGAACAATCTCGACAAGCTTCGACACGGCACCCATCACCTCGCAAACCGAACGCACTGCCCACGGGGGCACAAGCTCGAAGCACCGAACCTGCGAGGCGATCGGGACGGCGGGCGCCGTTGCTTGGCTTGCAATCGCGCCATGGGGATGCGTTCTCACTACGCAAAAACCGGCAGGTTCATCGACTGGCTTGCCGAAGCTGACAGCCAGTACGAGCGCCTTATGCGCGCACAACCAACCAAGGAGTCTTGATGCCTGTCGTCCATGATGTACCGCGTCATCCAAAATCAGGGCAATTCGCGAGTGGGAAGGTCGAGTTTCGGGCCATCACCATGCGCGACGACAACGGCCAAACCATCGTCACCTCCGGCATCAGCGCAGCCAAATTCACCAACAACGGCGAAGGCTTCACCATCGACCTCGCCGAAGGACTATTCGAAAGCCGCGTCCGCATCAACGGCGGCACCATCACCGAATGGGAAAACGGACGCTTCGTCAACCCCTCCGGCGGCGGCCGCTATCTCACCCTGTTGCAATCGTTCGCCGGCGTACCCGACGACCCTTCCGCACTCGAAGCGCTCTATGCGGTCCTCGCCGAGACTTATGTGCGGTCTGTGAACGGCACTCCGGTGGATCCGGTCACCGGTGATGTGGAGGTGGCAGCGACTGTCGACGAGGGCCAGCTGAACACGGCGGTCGCGACCAAGACCCAGCCGCTCGCACCTCGGCGCGCTCCGTCGATTGTGTTCCTCGGCGACTCGAACACCCAGATCGGCACCACCGAAGCGTCACGGTCGTACGGCAACAGCTTCCCGCACCTGGCGTGTTGGGCCTCTGCCGGCCGGATGATCTTTGCCGCCAACGCTGGTGTTGCATCTGACACGGTGCAGCAGATCGCCGCCCGCGTGAACTCTGAGGTCATCGCCCGCAAGCCGGGGCGCTGCTTCGTCCTGGCCGGGTCGAACAGCACCACCAAGGGCTACAGCCACTTCAACGACGCCCGATCGGTATACGAGACGGGAATCATCCTGCCGCTGCTCGCCGCCGGGATCGAACCGATCCTCGCGACCATCCCGCCTCGCGACTTCGCCCGCACGTCGGCCGCCGCCACCAACACCGGGCCGCAGGTCTACCAACTCACCCTGGCGTGGAACGTCTTCGTCAGGGCGATGGCAGCCAAGTACCGCCTGCCGCTGGTCGACATCTACCTCCAGGTCACCGACCCCGACACCGGCAATTTCAAAGACAGCTACTCCGGCGACGGCGTGCACTGGGGATACGCCGGAGCCAAGGCGGTCGCCGACTTCGTCAAAGACTCCCTGCTCGCGCTGTTCCCCACGATGTCCGTGCCGCTGGAGAAGGACCGCTACAGCCTGATCAACCTGGCGTCGTCGCCGCTGTTCCTCAATGGCACCGGCTCCGGCCCCTCGGGTGCGTACCCGCCGGGGTGGAGTTCGGGCAGCTCCCTGGCGAACCTGACCCCCGCGATCATCGACCCGGTGGGCGGCGACGGACTGGAGGCCGGGAAGTGGCTGCGCCTGACCAAGGTCAACGACTCCGGCGGCAACGCCAACATGATCAAGACGTTCTCGACGTTCGCCGGAACCTCGGGAATCACCCCGGTCGCTGGTGATCGTCTCGCGTTCGGGCTGCGGTACAAGACCGAGTTCCCGAACCTCGGCGCCAACGACGCCTACGTGACTATCGCGCTGATCTTCCGAGGCGCAGGCGGGACCGCGCTCAAGACGCTGACCCCGCTCAACCAGGTCCGCCGCCCCACCTCCGGGGTGATCTGGATCGAAGACACCATCCCTGCTGATGCGATCGACGTGCGCCTCGACGTGACGTTCTCGACCGTGGGCGCGGCGACGGTGCACATCGGTCAGAACACGATCGTGGACCTGACCGCGATGGGCGTGCCACCACTGACCGCCGTGGACACCTCGATCCCCACGTCGGCGTTCGCGATCCCTGCCGATCCGGCGACACCGACGCCGGCCAAACCCGCCGCGCTGACGGCGGGCACGCCCACCTCGTCGACCATCCCGCTCACCCTGGGCGCGGCGACCGGTGCAACCTCGCACGAGGTGCAGTACCGGATCGGTGAAGGCGCGTGGATTGTCGGCTACACCGGGGCGTCGACCTCACCGACCATCAGCGGTCTCGCTGAGTCGACGAGCTACAAGGTCCGCCACCGTGGCATCAACGCGACCGGGCCGGGCTGGTGGTCAGACACGATCACCGTCGCCACTCCCGCAGCTGGTGCGCCACCGACCCCGGTCATGCTCACCTCGGACAGCTTCGACCGCGCCGACACCGCAGCCGGCAGCCTCGGCACCACCGATATTGCAGACGGCGGATCAGCACTCGCATGGTCAGTCACCGGGCAGTTGCAGATCCTGTCCAACCAGGTCGGCGCATCCGCCCTGTCGACCACCCGGTTCGCCTCGGTCGATGTGGGTGTCACGGACATGTATGTCGAGACTGTCGTGGCGGCGATCGAGGGCGGTGTGACGGCGCGGTTCACGTCCGACGCCAGCTACTACAGCCTGCGGTACGCAGCTGTGGACTCGAAGCTGTACCTGGAGCGCCGAGCCGGTGGCACCACCACCGCCCTGTGGTCTTCGACGGCTGGGATCTTCACACCGGGCGCGGGTCAAACGTTGGGCCTGTCGGTGCAGGGCTCGGCACTGGTGCCGTACATGAACGGAACCGCAATCTCCGGTGGCGCGGTCAGTGACTCGACGGTCACCACGGGAACTCGCGCCGGCATCCGGTCGTCGTTCTCGAATATCGCCTGCCGTTACGACAACTTCAAGGTGCAGGACATCGCCGCCTGACCCCCGCCCATAACGCGAAGTTGCTGACCGCACCCCTGTACGACAGAACGCCCCTTGCCTGAGTTCGATGCAGGCGAGGGGCGTTCTTTGTCGTTGGATGCGTCCCCTTCCCAGAAGCGGATCCAACGCTGGGGTTGAGTGTAGAACATGGGTTCGAAGGCGTGCATCTGACAACGCGTGTATCAGATGCGGGGGTCAGGGCCGCCACATTGGTGGGCGTAGTAGCTGATGAAGCGCGCCACGTCGGAGTCCCCTGGGTAGGTGTCGATGACGGCCCGGTTGCGCTCGTGTTGTTCGCGTCGGGCTTCCAGTAGTGCGTCCATGGTGTAGCTCGCAGTGTCGGTCACTGGTGTTTCCGTTCGGTGCGTTTGGTGTAGCCGACGAGTGCGCGGCGGATGACGTCGGTGAGGGATTCGCCGTTGGTTTCTGCTGCGGCTTTGGCGGGGATGTATTCGTCGTCGGGTATGCGGAACGTTCGCTGTGGTGTCTTGGGCTGGTTCGGCACACGTCGCACTTTAGCGGGTGTCATGACGCGCCACCCTTAGGCCGGAATGACCACGTCTTGAGTTCCCGCATGTACGCCTCGGGTGTCTGCTCCGGGTTGGTGTGCTCAAGGATGCGGGTGGACCTTCCGCCTGTGACTCTGAACTCGTCGCGCTCGCCATACTTAGAGTCGAGAAGGTAGCCGCCACGGGTCATGAACAGCACCTCGTCCTCGACCTCCTCGTGACTGTTGCCGTAGACCGTCAGCGTGTACTTGAACTTCGTTACCGGAGGTGGGTTGTCGGCGCTCATGACGCGCCACCGATGATGCGCTCTAGGACGCGACGTCCTGACGGGGTGAGGTCGCCGTGGTGGGTGAGTTCGGCTAGAGCCGCCTCGATGCGAGGCAAGGCGTTCACGGCTGCGGCGATCAGTTCGGCGCGGGGTTGACGCAGCCCCTCGTCTTCGCCGTCGTTTGCGGAGATCCAAGCTATGGCCTCACGGTCAGCGACGAGGTACCAGTGATCGCCGCCCTTGACTCCAGTGGTGAGTGCGGTGACCCTACCTTCGATGCCAGCTGCGGCGCGTAGGGCGTCGAGGTCGCTCACAGCTCGCCCTCTTCCTGTAGGCGGTCGAGGTTGCGCGCCAACATGATCAGCTCCACGTACTTGGCTGGTCCCGGCTTGGTGGCGCGGCAGTACATCTCCATGTGCTGGACGTTCGTCGGCTCCGATTCAGGCATCACAGTTCCTCACTCGGGTAGATGAGACGGGCTTGGTCGCAGGGCCATGGCACGAGTTGGCTGCCACGGCAGGTAGTGCAATAGACAGGCCCTCCCTTGAATCCCGTGTTGTACGGCATGTGGAACTTTCGCAGCGGCGCTAGAGCCTCGCGGGCAGCGGAGAGTGCATGCTGCTCCACCACGTCGGCGAGGTGCGTGCTCCAGTCCTCGCGACCTAGGTAGAAGACACGATCCATGCATTGACAGCCCCCAATCCGGCCGTCGTCCATGCGTACGACCGGCTGGTGACGCTCCAGCTCAATCTCTAGGTCAACGCGGTCCCATGCCCTCTGTGCGGCTTCGATCGCAGGGTCGGTCACAGGTCTTCCCCCTCATACTCCCAATCCACGGTGCGACCGGTCGACTCGACGATGTTCCCGATGCTCTCCAGGATTCCGTCTTGATCGGACCACACACCACCCCACGGGCGTACCGCCAGTGCGATTGCGTCCAAGGCTTCGTTGTCGGGGGTGGTCGGTCGTCGGTGCCAAGCGCAGGTTTTCTCGTCCACGATCACGTCGACCAACCGCCCGCACCTGCACCTGTGATCGCCGTCGTGTCCGTACCTCCTGTCGCATGATCCGTACGGGCAGGGCGCTTGAGGCAATGACGGTCGGTCGACGGGTATCTGTTGCGGCTCTTTGTTTTCCATGCCAACAGCGTATCACGGTGTCATGACACCTACCACCCCTTGCGGCCTGTTCGAAACCTTGCGGTGTCATGACACCTGTGCCATACTTTCTTCATACCCAGACACCAACCGGAAGGCCAGGCAATGACACTCACCATCAGCTTCAAGTCCGAGGGAACCTACACCGAAACCGTCCGCGACCTGGACCACGGATTGGACCGGGCGGAGATCCTCGCGGAGGAGATCGGGATGGTCAGCCGCCTGGACTACCCGGACGGCCAGAACTTCACCTTCAGGGACCGGACGAACCCGGCGCGTTGCTTCTTCGGCTTCGTGGATTGAGGGCCGGGCGGGGGGTCTTCGGGCTCCCCGCTTGTGGGTACGGGTGTTGTCAGATGTGGTTGGAGGTTGTGGTGGTTGAGGGCATGTACTTCACGGAAGGGAAAGCGGCATGAACGGGATCCAGAATGACCCAATCCCTTGGGTCCACACGTCAGGCGTACGCGCTGGTCATCCTCACGCAGACGGCGCTCCTGCTGGTGGCTACACCTTCAGCCCCCGCGAAGGGTTCGCAGATTTCGAGGATCGGTTCGTGCCGCTGGGCAGGTTCCGCCCATGAGTTGGCAGAAGATCACATGCGAGGAGCGTGAGGCTCTGGTCGACCGCTATGGCCGTAGCTACAACGGGCTCGCTGACCCGTATGGCGTCATCGCCAGTAGGTCCGACTTGGGTGGCGAGTTCGGCGACCCCGAAGTGTTCACCGAGTGGGGCCACAAGGAAACGGATCTGCCTGTGCTGCGGGACATTCGGTATCCAGCGGTTGACATGGCCGGTACCGATCTGAAGCCGTGCGAACACTACGCATTTGAGGGCGACGGCTGGTGACCCGCCCATCTGAAACCTGTGTTGTCAGATGCCCCCGCACTACCCACCCCGAAAGGAAACCATGAGCGACCACACGATCCGAGTCCCGCTGAAAGAGCAGCACTCCCGACCGCAGCTCAGCATCACACTCAAAGACAACTGGGGTGAACCACAGATCATGCCGCTGGGAATGCCGACCCCCATCCGGTCTGTGGCAGACGCACGGGCATGGGCAGACGCACTGAGCGACGCAGCGGATTGGCTAGAGGCCCGAGACGCCGTCTGATTGCTGGTGTTGTCAGATGCACCGAACGAAAGGAACACCATGCACGAGCTAGACGTGATCGCAGATGCGCTGTCCGAGCTGGATGAACCATTCGGTCACCAAGGCGGGATTCCCGCTGCGGCGTCCCTCATCGCCGATGCGTTGGTGCGGGCGTCCACGGTCACCACCGAAGCCGAACTCAACGCACTACCCGAAGGCACCGTGGTTCAGTCGGAGCAGGGCGGTACTTGGGAGAAGTCCGCCTGCAACCTCTGGTACGAGACCGGTTCGAGACGTAGCCATGAGACCGCCGACATCTCACTCTCTGCCCGTGTGCTCCATCGTCCTGTGTGATTCCCCCTACCCCGAGAGGAAACCCCCAATGGCTAACGTCCGACCCGAGACCTTCTTCCGCGATCCTGCCGCCCTTGCCGCGTATCACGAACGGGAGGCCGCGAAAGCTCATGCGCGCTCGATTGGGCGAAAGGTGTTGCACCGTCCGTATTGCTCGTGTGAGAGCACGTGGACTGAGGAGTTCACCGACGCTGGATGTGAGTTGCTGTGACTGATTCCTCTGACATCGCCGCGAGAGCACGGGAAGCACTGGCCGACCCCAACAACCTCGACTTGGCGCTGAATCCTGAGCCGCTTGCCCGCTCTCTTCTGGCTGCGCTGGAAACCGCCGAGACCCGAGCCGCTGAAGCTGAGTACGGGGAGCGCACCTACCGCACCGTCCGAGAGGAACGGGACATGGCCATCGCCGAACGGGACGAACTGCGCGCCCACTTCCCCCACGCTGCCCGCGTCCTCTACCGTGCAGGCCGAATCATCAGCGGCACCGAAGCTGCGCCCGAAGACCCGTACCACCTTGTCAATGATCTGGTAGACCTCGCGGAACTATTCGAGAAGGCTGGTGGTGTGTCGTGAGCAGGTTCACGGAGACACTCGAAGCTCACGGCTGGAATGAAGACGACCGCGTGGATTGCCTCTGCGGCGCTGTCTTCGCTGTTTCCGGTCCCGATCTCCGCACCCTCCACGCTGCTCATGTTGAGTCCATGTTGGTGGAGGCGGGTGTAGTAGCGGTAGAACTACCCGAAGCCGACGAAGTGGGTGACGGCTTCGAGACATGGAACGGCCGAGAAGTCACAGCGACAATCGGCAGTGGCAAGGTCCGCTGCTACCTCGAAGATCCGCGCATGACGGCTGACGATGCCCGCGAACTCGCTGCTGCCCTCCTCGCCGCTTCCGCTGCTGCTGTCCGTCCTGTCACCCCCGAGGAGCCGAGATGACCGACCCCGCCGAGGATGCTGCGTTCCGACTATGGCGAGCTGACCCAACGAAGAGTCGCCACGCCGAGGACTGGGAGTTCGAATACTCAGACTCGGAGCAGTGGGTGGAGGGTGCCCGTGAGGCCCTAGCACCGCTGCGTGCCAAACATCAGCGAGTCCAACGCCCAGACGGCTCATACCGCTGCACCAACTGCCGCGACGGATACGGGGGCCACGCTGACTGGCCGACCGGTACCGACCGCCTGCTGTATTCCGATGCTGAACTCAACCCCGAAGGGACAACACCATGAGCGTCTGCATCTGCCCCAGTCCCGGATGCCCAATGGAGCCCTCCCCGTGCCGCCTCGGCTATGAGGAGTACGACGGGGCGCGCTACTGCTTCGAGCATGCCGGGTTCGCTCATTACCTACAGAACCGTCACCTTAACTGTGACCGCCGCCCGTCTCGCTCGCCCGAGGTGTCTTCGTGAGTTCCCCTGACGCACCCGACCTCGACGCCATCGAAGCCCGAGCGGCTGGATACACGAGCTGGGACATCGACATAGCCCGAACCAACATCACCGATCTCATCGCCCGCGTTCGGCAACTGGAAGAGTCTGGCACCGGCAAGAACCAACGCCTAAGCGCGGCATTAATCGAACTCACCCACCACGGCGACCTCACCCCATCCGGACGTCGCGTCCTAGAGCGCATCATCGGAGGCACTAATGGCTGACGAACTAGATGTCAGTGCCATTGAGGCGAGAGTCAACGCCGCGACCAAAGGCCCCTGGAGATGGCAAGCGAACGAGAAGGGCTACCCGCAGGAAATCGTCGGCAATGACGACGGCCTGGTCCTCGTTGCTGAGACATTCACCGGTCCCGAGCACTTCCCGGCCGAAGCTGAGTTCATCGCGCACGCCCGGACCGACCTACCCGCTCTTGTCGCTGCGCTTCGGGCCGCTGAAACCAAACTCGCCGCCATCCACCACCTCGCCCACCTCTGGACCGCCAGCGACAACGTAGACGACCTCCACACCCGCACCACCAACCGCGCATACGCAGGCGTCCTACTTGACGTACTCACCCGCGAAGGAGAACCGACATGAGCGTTGCGTCCGCGATAGCCCTCACCCTCCTGGCTCATCTCGTGGGCGACTACCTGATCCAGTCGCACTGGATGGCTACGGAGAAGACGAAGCGGTGGTGGCCTGCCATCGCACACGCCGTCACCTACGGGTTGCCGTTCCTGCTGATCACTCAATCGCCGCTCGCGCTGCTGGTGATCGTCGGCACGCACGCCGTCATCGACCGCCACAGGCTCGCTCGGCATGTGGTGTGGTTCAAGAACCAGTTCGCACCGAGGGCATTCCGCCCCGCGCACACTGCGACCGGATACCCCGACGACACCCCGCCTTGGCTCGCGTTCTGGCTACTGATCCTCGCCGACAACATCCTGCACATGCTCATCAACGTGGCCGCTGTGCTCTGGCTATGAAACCCGCGTTGTCAGATGCACCCCCAATCGAAAGGAAGCCATGAGCGACTACATCGTTACCAGCTGCTGGCATTGCCACAACGCGATATATCTCGACGGCTCGGTGTGGCTCCACGCCGCTGATTCCTATGCGCTGTGTGATGCGCCGCTACAGACCGCCGCCGAACCCGAGCCTCTGCCGTGAGCGGCGCGCTACTGCTCGGAATCCTCATTGGCTACTCAGTTGGCACCCTCGTGATCGTCGTCGCGGCAACCCCCGACACTTGCCGCGAGATACGTATGGCTATCCGCTACCCACAGAAACGGAAGCGCCTCGCTGGTGACATCGCCATCATGGCACTCATCGCCGTGGTGTGGCCCGTGTTCCTCGCCGACAAGATCATGCATTGACCCGATAGGCACAACTTAGGCTTAACCCGAAACCCCGAAACATGCACTGACCTGGAGCCGATGACGGGAATCGAACCCGCGTGTGCAGCTTGGGAAGCGGTATAGAAGAGTATGCTTATCAGGTAAGCAGCCGTCAAACGTGCTGGTAGGCAAGGTTTGTCTAGACCTGACCGCACGAGGACTGCTATAGATAGGCATAACGATAGGGATAATCCCTACCGCCGGGAGGAAACAACATGGGACAGCGCCGGCCGAAAGGCGATGGAGCACTCTACAAACGAGCAGACGGCGTATGGATCGGCGCAGTAAATCTCGTGGGCCGCAACGGAGTTCGCACCAAAAAGACCGTGTCCGGGCGAGACCGAAACGTCGTCGCCGCCAGGCTGAAGCAGCTCCAACGGGACATCGACGACGGCCTCATGCCCGTCGCCCCCACCGCCACCGTTGAATCATGGCTCGTCCGCTGGCTCGACGAGATCGCCAGACCCCGACTCAAGCCCCGCACCTACGCCACCTACCGCTCCGTGGTCAAGACGCACCTTATCCCTGAGCTAGGACACAAACGCCTCGCCACCCTTCAGCCCTGTGACATCCGACGCATGACAATCACCATCTCGGGGCACCGCTCCACCCGTACCACGCAGATCGCCTACAACGTCCTCGCTAAAGCCCTCAAGGATGCCGTGCGTGAGGGGCTCATCCGGTCCAACCCCTGCGACCGCGTAGACCGGCCCACCGCCCTGCACCAGGAGCGCGAAGCGATGTCCATTCCCGACATCCGCGCACTCTTCCAGTACCTCGCCACCCTGGGCGACGACCCTATGGTTTCCCGCACAGCCATGGCCCTACTGACTGGCGCCCGCCAGGGTGAGTGCCTTGGCCTCGAATGGGAGCGCGTCGACTTCGATACCAAAATGATTGACATCTCCTGGACCCTCCAACGGGTCAAGCTGACCAAGACGCAACGCCCATTGTTCGACCAGTACCCGCGTGACATGTTCGACGTTCCGCCCGCGTTCGACTTCCGGCCCGTGTGGCGATCCTTCTGCCTCGTGCCGCCGAAGACGGCCCGGTCCCGGCGGATCGTCCCCATGATCCCCACCCTCGAAGCGGCGCTACTCGCTCACCGAGCGAACACCACGGGCACAGGTCTGGTGTGGACACGACCCGGCGGCGCCCCACTCCTCGACCGCGACGACTCCAAAGCGTGGCGAGACACCCTTACTGCTGCGGGCCTGGCCGACGCAGACGGTAACGTGCCTACCCTGCACTCCGCCCGCCACACCGTAGCCACCCTCCTCCAGGGCGCAGGCGTGGACGAGGCTGTGCGTATGCAACTCCTCGGCCACTCCTCCGTCGCCGCGCACCGCGGATACGCGCACGTCGACCAGACCCTCACCCGAGCGGCCCTCGGCGAACTGTCGAAGCTGATCGCCTAGCTACTCCAGGATGTTGGCGGTGGCGCGCATCGTCTCGCCGTCCGCGTCGAGGCTGGCTGTGCATGTGTAGGCCGTGAACCCGGTCATCCCGCCGTAGGAGTTCGCGCCGTTCACCATCCCTGACACCGTGTAGTTCTGGCCGGTGCCGCGGGTGGCGGTCTCGTTCTTGTAGTCGGCGCTGTCGGGGTCTTTCATCTGGTTTTCGATGCTGTCGTGGCAGGCGAGGATGGCCCAGTCGCCGTTGTCTACGGGTTCCTCGACTGTCGCCCTCGCTGGTGTGGAGGTGGTGGGACTGTCGTTATCGGCGCTTGATCCGCCGAACACTGCGCCGACTATGGCGAAGAACCCGAGGAAGGCGACGAGGCCGCCGATGAGCCACCACACGAGGTGGTTGTTCTTCTTGGGTGGCGGTGGTGGGCCGGCTGGTCCCCATTGGGGTTGCTGCCACTGCGGGGGTTGTTGGTCGTAGGGTCCACTCATCGTTAGTTCCTTATCTTAGCTAACTGAATACGGTTTGAATCAGCTTGTGCCAGTGCTGGTTTGATAAGGCTCAGTAATGACACAGTAGGTCAGTAGTTGGGGTAATGTCCGGATCGGTGTCGGGACCATAAGCTACGTTGTTCGAACAAGAGTTCGAATGACGATCTGGGAGGGGTGCCGGACAACCATGGCGCACGACGCAAACGACATCAACAACGACGCCAACTATTGGCTCCACCGCTACGCAGACGTCATGGAAGTGATCGACTTCTCCCCGCTCACAGCCGACGAACTAGCCCCCCTGACCCTCCACCTTGAGGCCCTTCACCGACGCGGCAGTAGCCCTGTTTGCGGCGTGCGCCCGATCGAGTCCGCCCCCTCCCGCCTGGCCGCCGTCCAAGAGCCGCAACCGGGCGTCGATCTCAGCCACAAGCTCGCTGTTGGTGAGCCGCCGCGGTACCTCGACTTCTCGGACAGACGCCTCGCTCTCGGTGAGGAAACCGGCACGCTGTAAGACCACGATCATCGGCACACCTAGCCCCTCCGAGATCTTCCGCAGGGTGTCTCGGTCGGGTGGGCCGGCGGCGGTGCGCCACCTGGCGACAGTTGATGGGAGCACCCCAAAGAGTCGTGCCATGTCTGCATCCTTGTCGATGCCGTCTATGGCCAGGGCCGTGTCGTCGACCCAATCACTGAAACTTGTCATGCCGATAACGCTAGGACACGTTTTCACCGCGACACGCCGCTTGCACGCACGCAAACCTGGCTGGTGAGGGACTTACACGTATGTGTTTTCGCACCCCGCAGCCTTGACAGCAAAATGACACTCGTGTGATTCGCACGCCCGCAAAATTGGTTTGCGTGTGCGCTTGCGCAAACGCCACACACAGGCGTAGCGTAGTGCTTGCACGCAAACACAGCAGCTAGCGGACTTGCAAAGGAGGTGACATGACAGCCACCATCCGCCTACGCGAAACACAACTCCTCAAGTACATGGGCATGAGCAATCTCGACACCAAACGAGACCTCGCCCGCCGAATGAAAGTCAACGAATCCACCGTCAGCCGAGTCCTCCTCGGCCACACGGCACCCGGCGAACAGTTCATCGCCGCACTACTCAAAGCCTTCCCGCACCTCGACTTCTACGACCTGTTCGAGGTCGTCGACAAAGCGGCATAGGCACAAAAAATGCCAGCCCCGCGGCAACGGGACTGGCGACACATCCACGGGACCGAAGGAGAACCGCAAATGCACATCAAGACTACCGCAGAACGCCGCGCCGACGAGGTGTGGCTGACCGTGGTCGACGCCGAATCGCCCGACGCTGAAGCGTTGGCGACCGCCCAGTGGGAGACCGCAATGGCCGAAGCGCAGAAGGAACGCGAAGCGATGGCATGGGAAGCGATCAACGACGCCATGGCCTTGCTGACCACCACGGTCGGCCGGCTCATCGCTGACATGCCGCTGGAGATCCAGAGCCGCCACGCCGCGGTCATCGAGGAGCAGCAGAAGTACATGAGCGTGTTGGCCGGTGATCGGCTGTGAGGTGCACATGCGGCCTAGCCGACGAGCTGGCCGGCGGAAGCCACGAATCGTATTGCGCGATCGAGGGTGGCCGGGAAGCGGACGACGCCTACTGGGACCGCGAGAACGCCCGCCTCGACGCCCTCTACGGAGCAGCGTCATGAACGACATCGACTGGCAAGAAGTCCACGCCTGGTTCTGGATCGTCATCGCCGGCGCCCTCATGGGATTCGTCTGCTACGTCCTGGCAGGTGGTCGGTGATGGTCTTCGACTGCCCACCCTCCGTGTTTAAGCCCCGCATCAGTCACGACGGCTGGCAGGACAACAAGAACGGTCCGCTCTGGGCAGTGACCAACCTCCCCGGTGGCGACTTCCACATCTTCGATTCCCTCGGCGAAGCTACCGCCTACATCCGCAAGGAGTTCCCCGCATGACCCTCACAGGACACAAACTCGACGTCGACCTCGAACCCGGCTCGCCGGAGTGGTTGCAAACGGTGTCGGCGTCGCAGATCGCCACCATCGTCGGACTGACCCCGCCGCAGTGGGAGACACCGTTCTCGCTGTGGATGAAGAAGCAGGGCCGGATGCCCGCCCCGGAGCAGACGGACGCGCAGGGGAGAGGCCACGAGTTCGAACCGCTCATCCGCCGCTGGTACGCCGCCTCGCACCCCGAGTGGATTGTTGCGGAGACGGGGACGTGGCAGCACAACCTCCGTACGTGGCAGACCGCCAACCCCGACGCGCTGTTGATCCCGGACGGAGGGCAGATCATGCCGCCGCAGGAACCGACCGCCCTGTTGGAGATCAAAACCGCCAACGACTTGCGCGACTGGAACGACGGCGTCCCGTCCTACTACCAGTGCCAGGCGCAGTGGCAGATGGACACCCTCGGCATCGACACAGTCATCTTCGCGGTGTGCGGCCCATTCGAACTATTCGACCGCCGGCCCAAGGAGTATGTCATCACCTACGACCCGCAGGCCACGGCACGACTACGGGAAGCGGCACTCCGGTTCACCGAAAGCCTGGAGCTGGACATCGCACCGGACGAGGATCTGACGACCGAACCCGACCGGCTCGCGATCCGCTTCCAACACCCCACCGTCTCAGACACGCCGCCCGTGGACGTCCCTGACGAGATCGCTATCCCGTACCTGACCGCGCTGTCGGAGACGAAACGCATCGAAGGGGACAAGGCCCGGTGGTCGGCCGAGGTCGCCAAGTTCGTGGGCGACGGCAAAGCAGCGTCCTGGAACGGCACCACGTTGGGCACGCGCCGCAACGGCAAGGGCGACAACCCACCCACCTTCGCGGCCTCGAAAGGTCTGGCCGACAAGGCAGCCGAACTACTCAACCCGAAAGCGACCGCAGCATGAGCACCGAGATAGCGCAACACACGTCCGGCACCCTCGCCGAAAAGATGGAGTTCTCCAAAGCTCTGTCGTCGGCGTCCATGCTCCCCAGGGCGTACCAGAACAACCCCGCCAACCTCCTCCTCGCCGTCGAATACGCAGACACCCTTGGCATTCCACGCATCACCGCTCTCACGTCCATTCACGTGATCGACGGAAAGCCCACCGCGTCGGCCGACCTGATCGCCAACCTCGTGCGCCGCGCCGGCCATAAGCTCCGCGTCGAAGGTGACGACACCTACGCAGAGGCCGTCATCATCCGGGCTGACGATCCCGACTATGTGCCGAAGCCGATCCGCTGGGATGAGGCTAAGGCGCGCAAGGCGGGTAAGTGGGGCGCCAAGGGGCCGTGGACGAACTACCCCGGCGCCATGCTTCGGTCCCGCGCCATCACCGAGGCCGCACGCATGTGGGCATCCGACGCCCTCTACGGCGTGATCTATACGCCAGAAGAGATCGGCGCCAACGTCGCCGAAGACGGCACGCCCGCAGTCATAACGACCGCGCAGCCGCCACGTACCGAGCCTCAGTCGAAGCCGCTGGAGGTGCCGGACGAGAAGCCGCAGATCCCCGCGAACACGGCCGACGCCATCGCCAATGCAGACACCATGGAGAAGGTCGAGAAGATCGCGGACTGGCTGCAACGCAACTTTGGCGCAGACGCCGACGACCTGATCGCGGCGTGCGCTGACCGAGTCGCAGCACTCGCCGCACCGGAACCGACACCCGAAGAAGCTGAGCAGACGCTGACCGACGTCCTCAACGCCGAAGTGGTCGACGCATGATCCCCGAACCCGACGACCTCAACGCATCCCGAGGAGTGGTGTACGGCCTCGCCTGGTCCATCGCCACCGTCTGGGTACCCGCCGGCCTCATCTGGTGGCTGTCATGACCGGGCAGCTCGACGCCATCGCCTGGCACACCTGCCCCGACTGTGGGAAGCGTTCGTACAGCTCCCGCAAACGCGCTCGGAAGGTGTTGCGGCACATCGCGGACTCCGACCACATGTCCGCGTACCGCTGCCACTACAACTCAGCCCTCTGGCACATCGGGCACACCCCGACCGCAGTCAGACGCGGGCACGCAACCCGAGACCAAATCACCACACCCAGGAGGAGAGAAGCATGACCACAGGACAGCAACTCGCCATCGACGGCCAAGACACCACACTCGCGGCCGCCGTTGCCGGACACATTCGGCACCTGGATGTAGTCAGGGAGCACTTTGAGGCGCTCATCTATTACACGCGGAAATACCCCAGCGTTTTAGTTCGCGAATACCTAGGCCGCTCAGGTTTCACCGCTGAAGATGTGCGAACAAACCTCCCTCCGGAAACCTGCGCATGGCTCGATCTGCACCCAAACCTGCTACCCGCCATGTTCGGAGCAGCATCACGCACGAACCGAATCCGCGCTATCGGTTGGACCAAACCAACACGACCAAGCCGACACGGCTCCGTCATCCGCATCTGGAAGGGAACCCGCCATGCCTGACATCACCCCCTACCGCCTCACCAAACAACAAGCCGCAGCATTCCTCGCCATCAGCGAAAAAACCCTCGACCGCCGCGTAGCCGCCGGCGACATCCCCGCCTACCGAGAAGGCGCACGACAAGTCATGTTCAAACGAGCAGACCTCGAAGCCTACGCAGACAACACCCCCGCCTGGGAACCCCAAGGAGCCGCATCATGACTCCACTCCGCTGCACCGCCCCCGGATGCACCAACAACAGCCGATGCCGCGACTACTGCGACATGCACCGCCGACGCCTTCAACGCTACGGAACACTCACCGCACCAACACGCGCCACCGGATGCATGTACGTCGACTGCGACAACAAACACAAAGCCAACAACCTCTGCGACGTCCACTACCGCTGGACCCGCAACCCACTCCCACCCCACTGCCAACACCCCGGATGCCCACGCCTCCCACGCAACAACGCCCACTGCGCCCGACACCGAACACCCACCACCACAACAACACCCCCGCCCCCCGAAGATGACGACCTCCACCACATCCTCACCGAATACCACCACTTCAAAGGCTTCGGCTGGACCGACGACAAAATCGCAGCACGCCTCGGCACCACGACCAACGCCATCGCCAAACGACTCCAACGCAACGGAGTCCTCACATGACCCAAGCCCAGCTCACCCAATCCGTCACCACACCACTCGGCCACTGGATCGCCGGCCAATGGGTCACCCTCCTCGGACAACAAATCACCCTCTGCCCACCCGGCATCATCGCCCCACCCGCAGGCCTCACCGTCACGCTCCCCATCCACCACGTCCTCCGCGTCGCAGACCCCGCCTACGTCGCCCCAGATCGCCACCTACGGGTCTCATCCATCACCATCGCCGACTTGTACGTTCACGCCACGCCAGAGGCCCAAGCGCGAGCAGACCAACACCTCGGCAACAACCTCATCGACCGCGCCATCCGCCGCTACGACAGAACGTTGGAGGTGGCCTAAATGGAGTGGTTCGCAGTGTCGTCAAAGTTCTACATCGACCTCGACAACGAAGGCGTCTCAGAGCGCGCACAGATGCTCGCACTCCGCGCAATGGCATGGTGCGCAGACAACGAAACCAGCGGCGAAATCCCTGGACCATCCCTCCACAAACTCGGCCTCACCACCGTCGCACGACGCACAGAAGAACTCCTCGCCAGCGGAATGCTGAAAGAATGCGAACAAAACGAAATCAAAACGCGAACGTTTCTCAAACAAAACGCGAGCAAAAGAGACCAATCCGTTACCTACTTTTTCCCACGCTGGGACAAGTGGCAAGCACCGATGGAAGCCCAGCTCAGAAAGCGAAACCGCGACCGAGAAGCAGCAGCAGAACGACGCCAAAAACCCGAAAAAGTCGTACGACAGTCGCACACATCACGCGTGAAGTCCGAACGGCACAGTAACAGTAACAAGAACAAAGACATCTCTACTTACGTAGAGAACACACCTCACGTAAGTAACGCGCCCGACGACGAACGCCGCGGACCCGCCGTCCCCATCGACGCCTGGACCATCATCCGAAACGTCGTCCCCCGCGAACACTCCCAAGCCACCAAAACCGCCCTCGCCCTCGAAGCATCAGCAATGCTCGTCGCCGGCACACCCGAAGACGACGTACGCGCAACCCTCGAACTCTGGCTCACCAAACCCAACCTCGGCCCCCGAACCCTCCCACACCTGCTGTCCGACGTCATCCGCTCCCGAGCACCCACCCCCGGAGTCGGAGCCGCCACCACCAAAGCCCAAGGCTGGCTCAACATCGCCAACCAAGCCAACCAACTCATGAACGAACAGCGAGCCATCGAATGAACCCCCCAACACAAACCGAAATCGAAACCGCCGCAATCATCCTCGGCAAAATCGCCACCGCCGACCAATGGGCAGCCAAACCCGACGCCGCCATGGCAATCACCTGGGCAGAATGCTTCAAAGTCCATGCCCTGCAACGCCCCGACCTCCTCGAGGCTGTCATCCGCTACTTCGCCGACGACAGCCGCGACAAAACCAACCGCACCCTGCCATCCGACATCATCAAACCCGCCCGTGAACTGCGACGACAACGCGCCGAGAAGGAGAAAAACGCAGGCCACACCGACGTTCGAAAGCTCGACCCGGCGCGACAAGCCATCGAAGCGTGCACCGACTGCGACCCCAACGGATTCATCGACATCGGCGAAGCTGTCGCACGCTGTGACCACCGCAAACAACTCTCCGATGCCTCGTGAGCTGGGTTTTGTTACGCCTGCGCTCGTGTGCCATGGTTGTGGCGTGCGCGCAAGCGTGGGTGTATGCTGGTGTGCAAAGCTCCACGGCAATGGGGCTCGACCGAAGGATTTGGTTATGACCCGCACTCGCGCAACAGCCCGCAAAGCCGGAACCAGCTTCGAACGATCCATCGCCAACAGCCTCGCCGAACACGTCGACGACCGCATCGACCGCCGCGTCAAAACCGGCGCCAAAGACCGCGGCGACATCGCAGGCGTCCGACTCCACGGCCAACGCCTCGTCCTCGAATGCAAAAACACCAGCCGCATCAACCTCGGCGGGTGGATGGCCGAGACCGACGCCGAGCGAGGCAACGACGGCGCCCTCGCCGGAGCCATCGTGCACAAGCGCCACGGCAAAGGTGACCCCCTCGACCAGTGGGTGACGATGACCGTCCGCGAGTTGGTGGCGATGCTGACCGGCCAACGGCTGGAGGAAACGGTATGAGCTGGAAACGCCCCAACGGCAACCGCATTCACACCCTCCCGAAGAAGCAGCAGGGTCGGTGCCTGTACGCCGAACTCGACCACAACGGGTACTGGGTCGACTCCCACGAGACACTGCCCGCTGATGCCGTGGAGGTGGCAGCGTGAGAGACGACGACCTCGAACGCATTGATCAGGGCACATTGCCTGACATCGCAGCAATGGCGGCAATCGCCCTGTCTGTTGTCGCCGGCATTCTGATCGGCGTTCTCCTATGAGGGATGTGCGGTGGTACCCCATCTGGATCACAACCGGCACCCTCCTGGCCCTCGCCGGCGGATGGATTGTGGCGGCAGGGTTCACGGCACGGGATCAGCTACGGCGGGATGCGAGGGAGCAGCGATGAGCGAGACGACGAAGCACGCGTACATACCCGACGAGAAGAACGCCGCCTGCTGCGTCTGCGGCGTCCTATGGGTGTCACACACACCGCTTGACCTGCCGACAGGCTTCGACGTCGTGCGCGATGAACGCGATGCAGCGGTAGCCAAGCTGGCAGCAATCGATGCACTCATTCAGCCCCACTTGCTGTATCAGGCCTCCGAACGTGGAGCCTTGGCGCGTGAGGTGGCGCGCATTACGGGTCAGTGGCAGTCGAATTGGGCGAGGGCAACTGACGTTCGGCTCTTGAGTGGTGGCGCCGAATGAGTCCGTTGCAGGCGTTGGCGTGCGCCGACTTCCACGAGATCCAAGCCGAACGGTGTGAGCGTGAGGCGATGCGTTGGCGGAACCGGATGCTCGGTCGGACGTTGGGGTTGTTGCGGGAGGCGTCGGCGCATCGGGATAAGGCTGGACGATGCTGGGCGGAGGCAAGCGCGTGAACGACGTCGACACCACCATGCAAGCGTTCCTCGGCGTCTACCGCGAGGACGTCAACCAACTCGAAGCCAGAGTCGAACAGCTTGAAGGGTCACTGGCGGACGCCAACAGACGTGAAAATGCCGCGTCCATGAAGGTCTCACACCTCGTCAAAGATGCCGAGACGCGCAACAAACAGCACGGGAAGGCTGAGGGTGAGCACGCCGCGAAAGTCGAGAAACTCCAAGGCGTCATCGAATCACTGAAGCTGGATCTCGCTTCCGAACGTGAAGCCCTCACGAAGCTCCGGGACAGCATTGGTCCGAAGCCTATGCCAGGAACGTCCGCATGACAGACGCCGATCACTTCTACATGCCCCGCAACGAACAATCCACCCTCTGTGACAAGCTCTCCCAGATCCCATCCCTCGCCGAGGATCTCGCCATCACGCTAACCCGTCAATCCGCCATCACTAAACGCGGACTCGGCAGCCCACGCCGACCCAAGCGCATGGAATCACGTCTCCCATTCCACATCGGGGCAGCAGACGTCGAATGGGAACTACACAACACCCTCGCAACCTGGGTCCGCGCCACCTGCGAATCGCGAGGCATCGACTACTCAGGCACCGACAGCCTCATCAGCCTGTCCGCGTGGCTGACCCGCAACATCGTCGCCCTCGCCATGACCGAAGGCAGCAAAGACGCCTACACCGACATCTGGGACGCAATAGACCGATGCCGACGCATGGTCGACCTGCCTCCCGACGATGAAGTGGTGATCGACCGGGCACGCATCGAGAAGGCAAACCGCCAGATCCTCACGGCCGGACAGATCGAGAAGATCGCACCCAAGCTCGGAGACCTCGGCAAAGGATTGAACAAGCGCCGCGTCGAGACCCTGAACTACAACAAAGCGTTGTGGCCGTGCGTGTCTCTCATCAAGGGTGACCCGAAGTTCTACCGTCTTGGCGATGTTCTCGACGCGCATCATCGACACGCCCGCAAACCGAGGAGGGTTGCATCGTGATTGATCGGTGCGGTAGGCGTGCTACGCTGTCGCTGTTGGCGCGGAATGTTCCCATTGGGAACGCCGCGCCTTTGTCGTACCTGGGGAGTGTGTGATGCCCGGACCTGAACCGATCGAACCCACCGCGATCGCAAGGCTTTTTCGCAACGGCTGGCCCTCACCCGCCATCGCCACACTCCTCAACATCCCCATCCCGCGTGTCGCCCAAGCCCTGTTGGCTGCCGACGTGCAGGAGCGTGGTGTGGCGGACAAGTCGTTGTTGGCGTATCAGTCGGTGAAGCGAGGCACACGATGAGCGACCCAAGTATTTGCGTCTGGGGCAAAGACGAGAACGACAGCGACTGTCTCAGCGATATGCACGCGTTCGTAACCTGCATCAACTGCGGCGAACTCTGCGACGACTGCATCTACGAGAAGGCCATCGACAAGCAGATTCGGGAGTGCGCCCATGGCTGAGCGTCGTGGTCCCGGCAGGTGGTGCACAGTCCGCAAACGAGGCGGCGTCCTCTGGGAAA